CGTAGATCGTGCTCTCGCCCCCGTGGCCGTTGCTGATCGTGATCTTCAGCTCCGACTCATTCGGCGGCTTGGCCCACAAGTCCTTCGTCAAGTCCTTGAGGTAGCCCCACGCCACCCGCTTGGCCTGGTCCCGTTGCGGCGCCAGGTACGCAAACTGCGGCTTGGGCAGCGCCGTTTCGAGCGCGCCGATCACCAGGTCAGCGCACATCGCCACCGTCTTGCCAGCGCGTCGGTGCGCGACGACGACCGTCCAGCGCTTGGTCCGGTTGTGCAGGGGCAGGAAGACCTGGCGCGGCTGGTACTCCTGCAGCTTCATGCTTTTTCTAGCCTCTGGATCTCTCTGTTGATGTACCAGGCGGCTTTACGCAGGTCCTCCAGGGGGCTTGCGTGCTTGAGGTCGGCGCGCCAGATGTACTTGATGGCGTTGCCGCAGTTGAAGTTGAAGTGCTCCGTGACCTCGATGCACTCGATGCCGCTGGGGTGCTCGGTGTAGTGCGCGGGGTGGTTGATGGGGTCGGGCATGGTGAGGATTGCGCAACGGGGTTTTGGGGGGTAGGGAGAAAAGGTGGGGGGCCCCAGCTCCAGCGAGGCCCCCACCACCGGCTCGACGGGGGGATGGGGGGTCAGGCCTGGGCCCATGGCCACGCGGGCCTGGCAGGGCTGCTCGGCAGGCGCAGGCGCCACGATCGCGCCCTAGCCCTGGCCACCCTAGCTACCCTGCCCTTCGCGTGCTCCTGAGGCCTTCTGTGCGACTGCTGCCGCCGCCTCTGCCACCGTCTGCGGTGCTGTGTGCTGATCAACAATCCGGTACTTGTCGGCGGATTGCTCAATCAGATCAACGACTTGCGGCGACTGCTCCACCGTTTGTGCCGTGACTGTGCCAATCTGGCGGCCGCCCAACCAGTTGAGGTTGATGCTGATGCCGCCCTGCACGTGCTGCTGGATCTGCAGCGGGATCACCTTGGACACGACGGCCGCGAAGATCTGGCGGTCACCGATGCTGCCGTTGGCGCGGTCCACCAGCCAGCCGGCCAGGCCCTGCGGGTGGCAGTCGCGGGCTGCGCGCTCGACCGCGTCCTTGAGCGCGACGGTCAGCCGGTTGGGCGTGCCCTTGGCGCGGCCCACTGGCAGGGCCTGCCCGTTGGGCGCCGGCCGCTGCTTCCGGATCTCGCTCGGAATTTTTCCGACTGCCGTCCCCGCCGATTGCTCCTGCGTCATCATGGAGCGATTCTCACACCGTTGCCGCTAGCCCTTGAGGTCTGCACACGCTGCACGCGCTCCTGATCGCGTCACCGGACGCGATTGTAGTGCTCGTGCAAATGCGCGTGCATCCCGCAGGGGGCAGGCCCCCGCCTTTGGCGGCGGGGCCTTGCCTGCCCCAACCCTGCTGCACCAGCCCGCACGTGCAGTGCACGTGCACAGCGAGTGCACAGCGTGTGCAACCCGCTCAGCCATCACTGCCGCCCTTCCACATCGCCGCCGCCCCAGAGCCCTGCGCAGCCCTTAGCCGGCCCACCTCGGTGAGCGCCAGGCACTTTGACTTGGTGCGGTTAGGGCGCAGGTACTCGACCTCCTCCAGCAGCCCGTCGCGCTGCATCTCGAAGAGGAACGAGAAGAAGTCGCGCCGCTCCAGGCGTGGGAACCCGTCAGCCCCATGCAGCGCCAGCCAAGCGTTGTTGTTGGCCTGGGCCGACATCGACAGCCGCTGGCCTGCGCGCTCAGCCTCGATCAGCAGGCGCAGGATCGCAACGCGGTTGCCGTTTCTCAACAGAGCAGCCGCAGCACCAGCACCTGGCACGCTGCCAAAGCGCTTGAAGACCTTGGCCGTGGGGTCGAACTCCACGCGGATCTCTTCCTGCAACGGACCCAGGTTGCACTTCTCATGGCGAATGGTGACCACCTGCTCCTCGCGGACCATGGCCCATCGGCTGCGCGCTGAGTTGTTCCAGGCCGTCGAGCCTGAGAAGGTGCTGTTGGTGTCCTGGCCCGCGCCCATGCGCACTGAGGCCTTGTCCACGTGCGCCAGCAGCAGCACCGCGGCTCGCGTGACGTGCGCGATCAGGTTCAGGGCCCGCATGAAGCCGCGCACCGCTGTCCGGTCGTTCTCGTTGTCCGCAAAGACATCAGACGCGTTGTCGATGACGATGACCTCAGCCTTCAGCCTCACGGCCTGGTCGGCCAGCCACTGCATGCGCTCGGTGGGGTGGCCATCGCGCCAGAGCACGCAGTCCTGCTGCGTCAGGTCATAGACCGTCATGCGGTTGGCCAGGCTGGCCATGGGCACCTGCATGTCCTGGCAGATGTTGGCCACGCGGAAGTGGACGGTGCGCGCCTCATCCTCACCTGACAGCACCAGCACCCGGCTTGGCTTGGTGGCGATGTCCATGAACTGCTGGCCATGCACCAGCGCCACGCCCAGCTGCAGGCTCAGGTTGGACTTGCCCACACCGCCGTTGGCGGCCAGCAGCGTGACCGTGCCCTCAGGCAGCCAGCCATCCAAGCGCCAGGCTGGAGGCTCGGGCGTCTGGTGCTCGAGCACGCCCCAGTCCATGGGCTGGATGTCGCTCTTCGTCTCCTGTTGCTCAACAGGCGGCGCTAGGTTGACCGTGATGCTGGGCGGCTTGCGCTCATCCGGCGCAAACTTCTCCGCTGACCTCACCGCACGCGGAATCTCAGCCCGCCTGGCCTCCCACCTACGCACCTCCTCCTCAGGCCCCGTCGGCCGCACCGCGTCCATCAGGCTGTAAAGGTGCTCGACTGCCGCGCCAGCGAACATGCCCCCGGCCACCAGGCTCGCGGCCAGGCGCGTGAGTGAGTCGTGGTACGCGCGCTCACTGGGCGCGCCTGTCAGGCCCTGCAGGAATTCACCAGCATGCGTGCCGGTGCCTGTGTGCGTTGATGAACGCTCGGCTGTACGTGTGACTGTGGCGCGCAGCGCGTCCAGGTCAATGCCCACTGCGTCGCACGCGTCGGCCAGGCTCCAGCGCACCTTGGGCTGCCAGGACTCCAGCTGCACCTGCCAGGTGCCGGCCGCACGGGGCTTGGTGTTGCAGCCCACGGGCAGGCGCCCGTAGCGCACCAGGGCATTGCCTGAGGCGTCATTCGATCTTCCCCGGGCGGCCAGCGCGGACATCACGCGGTCGATCAGCGCTTGGTTGGCGGTGTCGGGGTCAGCCGGGTCCAGCAGGATGCCGACCTGGAACTTGCCCGGGCTGGTCTGGATCGCGTAGCTGTAGCCCTTGACGTCATCCATCTGGACGTCGTCCAGCAGCAGCACGGCCAGCCTGACGAAAGCCTCCTTGCGCCTGACGATCTCGCCGTCATCGGTGGCGCGCAGGACTCCGGTGCAGAAGTAGGTGTTGTCCCGGTCAGCCTTGTCGATGAGGCCAGCCTGGGCAGGAAGCCCTCGGTACGGCCGCCCTGACCAGACGTCGGGAGGCGCTTTGCTCGGGTCGGCGCGGAAAGTACATACCCAGCCGTGCGTACCCGATGTGAGATCGCCGAGCAGCTCGGCCAAGAAGTCGCTGTTGGTCATCGTGGTTGCTCCGATGACCATGCTCAGACCTCGACTGCGACAAGCTCCCTGATTTCGATGGTCACGCCCTTGGCGCGTGCCATCTCAAGCAGATCGGGCCAGTGGCGCTGCGGGATCTGGCCGCCTGTGCCGTCAGGCCGCGGCTGGCACCAACGGCTCAGCGTTGACTTGTCGAGCTTCAGGTGGTGGGCCACATCGGCCTTGCCACCGAGGCGCTCGATGACGCCGTAGGCGGGGTCCATGGTGTGGATCGTGGGTATTGGCATGTTCTCTCCGAGTTGTGAATTGCGCAATCGCAAGACCTAGTCTATCTTGCGTTTGACGCAACGTAGAGCAGATGTCACCATGCCCGCACCTGGAAATAGCTGCCGAAAAGGCCCCCGAACATGAACACCTTGTGGTTCCGCGAACGGTTACAAGACAAGCACTTGTCTCAGCGAAAGTTGGCGAAGATGCTGGATATTGACCCTGCAGCCGTCTCTCTCATGTTCCGCGGACGTCGCAAGATGACGCCGCATGATGCGCATCAGATCAGCGTGATATTGGGCGTGCCTCTCAACGAGGTGATGCGCAACGCCGGCATTGAGGTGACCGAGGACATCCACAACTGCCCCATCGCCGCGCACGTCAATGAGCGCGGAGACGTGACGCTGATGCCGCGTGGCACGCACGACCTGGCCAAGGGCCCGGCCGACTGCCCTGTGGGCACCTACGCGGTGCAGGTGCGCTCGCACGCGTCGATCAAGGACGGCTGGATGCTGTTTGTCACGCCGGCCCAGGTGGCCGCCGACTCCAACATGGACCAGCTCTGCCTGGTGGCCACCGCGGACGGCAAGCAGGTGATGGCAGTCGTGCGCCGCGGCTACCGCAGGGACACCTGCAACCTGGTGCTGTGGCCGTCGATGGAGATCCTGTCCGACGCCCAGATCGCCTGGACGTCCACGGTTCTCTGGATCAAGCCCCTCTACTGACCCCTCTGGCTGACTTGCGCAGGGACCAATGTCCCTGTATTTTTGTCGGGCTTGTGTTGTGATTGTCTCAATGTGGCGCAGAATTCACAGCACCACAACGAACCGGAGCCCGAACGTGAACCACACCACGCGCCGCTACCCCCGCACCCTCCGCGAGGCCTTCCCGCACGACCGCGAGTGGGCCTACAGCATCCAGAAGCACAAGGCCTCGATGTCCGTGCTTGAGGCCCTGGTGGCGTGGGCGTCCATCACCGGCATGTCCGTGCTGCTGGCCTGGGCGGTGGTGGCCTGACATGGAGAAGCACTACACCGACGGCACCGAGCCGACGATCCTTCCCCACGTGCGGTGCTGCACCGGCCCGTGCGACCAGGGACGCAAGCCCTGCCCCGCGCCTGACGCGTGCGAGCTGCGCAACGACGACGGCCGCGAGATCGAGTTTCTCGGTGGGGTGGTGGTGGTGATCACCATCCTGATGGTCCTGGTCTTGGTGCTGGTGTGAGGTGCCCAGCATGCAACGCCGAAACCTCGGTGACAGACAAGCGCGGCCCGCGCCGGCGCCGGGAGTGCCGCAACGGCCACCGCTTCACGACCAACGAGGCCATCACCAGTGGTGTACGCCTGAAGGCCGACGGACCAGCACCTGTCCCGCCTGGTGGCCTTTTGGCACAGGTGTGGCACTCACCCGTTCCCAGCAACAACGAGAAGCCCTGAAGGGCCTGGAAGACGCCCTGTTTTGACCCACGAAAGGAATCACATGGACCTGATTGATCAACTGGCCACTGAATGGGCCATCGCCAAAGAGAAGGAAGACGCCGCCAAGGCCGAGCGCATCGACATCGAGGAGAAGCTCCTCAAGTTGCACCCGGCCAAGGAAGAAGGCAGCGAGTCCTTCAGCACGCCTCGCGGCGCCAAGATCACCCTCACCGGCCGCGTCACCTACAAGGTGGACATCGACAAGCTCACCAGCCTGACCGCAGCATGGCCCGACGACGTGCGCCCGGTCAAGACCAAGATCGAGGCCGATGAGACGCGCCTGAAGGCCATCCGCAACGAGAGCCCCAAGCTCTGGGCGCAGATCGCCGCCGCGGTCGAGACGAAGCCGGCCAAGACCGGCGTCAGCATCAAGTGGAAGGAGTGAGCCATGGCCTTCAACCTCGCTTCCATCTCCAAGACTCGGCGCCTGCGCGCCCCCAAGGTCGTCATCGCCGGCCCCGGCAAGATCGGCAAGACCACCTTCGCAGCCAGCGCCCCCAACGCGGTGGGCATCCTGACTGAGGACGGCGCCGACGCGGTGGACGCCTCAGCCTTCCCGCTGGCCTCGAGCCTGCAGGAGGTCTACCAGGCCATCGGCACGCTGCTGAAGGAAGAGCACGACTTCAACACCGTGTTCATGGACTCGCTCGACTGGCTCGAGCCCCTGGTGCACGCGCACGTCTGCGAGCAGAACAAGTGGGCCAGCATCGAGGCGCCGGGCTATGGCAAGGGCTACCTGGCCGCGGCTGATGAGTGGCGCGTGCTGCTCAACGGCCTGGAGGAGCTGCGCCAGCGCCGCAACATGGCCGTGATCTTGATCGCGCACGACAAGATCAAGCGCTTCGAGTCACCGCTGCACGACGGCTACGACCAGTACGTGCTGAAGCTCCACGACCGCGCGGCCGCCCTGGTGCAGGAATGGGCCGACGTCATCGGCTGGGC